TTTTACAGACTTGGTGGATCAGTTAAAAGACGAAGACACTAAAATTTTATCTGAAGGTGGTGCATCTGCTGAGTATAGTGGATGCATTGATACTGGTTCATATGCATTGAATGCTGTTCTATCGGGTAGCATTTATGGCGGTGTTCCTAATAACAAAGTGACTGCATTCGCTGGTGAATCGTCAACAGGTAAAACATTTTTTGTACTTGGCATTGTTAAACAATTCCTTGATGCAAATCCTGAAGGTGGTGTTATCTATTTTGATACTGAAGCCGCAGTTACAAAACAGATGATGGAATCCCGTGGCGTTGACACTAAGCGTGTCGTAATCTCCGAACCAGATACAATTCAAAAGTTTCGTCATACTGCATTGCAAATCATTGAGAAGTATCAAGCACAACCAGAAGCAAAACGTAAACCAATGATTATGGTTCTTGATTCTCTTGGTCAGTTATCTTCAACTAAAGAAATGGAAGATACTGCTGAAGGCAAAGAGACTAAAGACATGACCAAGTCTGCAATTCTCAAAGCAACATTTCGTGTATTGAATTTAAAACTTGCTAAGATTGGTGTACCTTTGCTTGTAACGAATCACGTTTATGACGTTGTTGGTGCATACATCCCAACTAAAGAAATGTCTGGTGGCTCTGGTTTGAAGTACACAGCATCCACAATCGTTTACTTGTCTAAGCGTAAAGACAAAGATGGTACTGAAGTTGTCGGTAACATCGTTCGTTGCAAGTTACAGAAGTCACGTTTGACTAAAGAGAACTCTCAAATTGAAGTGAAGATTACATACAGTAAAGGCTTGGACCGTTACTATGGATTGCTTGACATTGCAGAGAAGCATGGTATCATTAAGAAAGTTTCTACACGATATGAACTTGCCAATGGCACTAAAGTATTTGGTAAGAACATCAACGAAGAGCCAGAGAAATATTTCACACCTGATATCTTAGCATTGATTGACGAAGCATGTAAAAAAGAATTCTTGTATGGACAAGAAAACGATAGCGGTATTGTTGATGAGGTAGAAGAATTGGAGTTAGCCAATGAAGATTAATGAAGACTATGAAATCACAACCCGTGATATCAAATACAAAGACAAAGATACTGTAGCATCCATCAAAATTAATTCTGGCATGTATAAAGATGTGGAATTTAATTTTGGTGAGATTAATTTCTCCGAAGAAGAAAATCCTGATGGAACGTATTCAATCGGCTTCAACTATGATATAATAGATGAAGAACACAAGGCGTTACATGGTAATAAAAACTTTGAAACGCACCTCGGTGAAATTTTAAATGATCTTCTAAAACACTCATTAGAAGAAGCAGAAAAAAGGTATAAGAATGAACTTGGAACAAAAAATACTGAAACACCTGATATTGGATGAAGAGTATACACGTAAGACACTACCATTCATTAGGGGCGAGTATTTTCAAGAGTCTTCAGAAAAACTATTGTTTACTGAGATTCAGAGTTATGTGAATAAGTACAACTCAATGCCAACGCAAGAGGCGTTGGTTATTGAGATTGACAAGAAAATTAATCTAACAGATGACCAGCACAAGAAAACTATTGCGTTAGTCAAACAGATTACAATCGATCCTGAAGTATCAGACACTAAATGGTTGATTGATGCGACAGAAGATTTCTGTCAAGAGAAAGCAATCTACAATGGCATCATGCAGAGTATTCAAATTCTGGATGATAAAAACAAAACTGAAAAACTTGATAAAGGTTCAATCCCTAAAATCTTAGCAGATGCACTTTCGGTTTCTTTTGATAATCACATTGGTCACGATTTTATTGATGACGCAGAAACACGATATGACTTCTATCATAAAGTTGAAAAGCGAATCCCATTCGACCTAGACTATCTGAATAGAATCACTAAAGGTGGGCTTGCAGAAAAATCTTTGAACATTGTTCTTGCTGGTACTGGTGTTGGTAAGTCATTGTTCATGTGTCATTGTGCGGCAGCCAATCTAACGATGGGTAAGAATGTTTTGTACATCACAATGGAAATGGCTGAAGAACGTATTGCAGAACGTATCGATGCAAACTTGATGAACGTTGAATTGGATCGATTGGTTGGTATGCCTAAAGAAACTTATCTACGCAAAGTTGAATCTTTACGTGAGAAGACTAAGGGTAAATTAATCATCAAAGAATATCCAACCGCTAGTGCAAACGTAAATCACTTCTCGCATTTGTTGAATGAGTTGAAATTGAAACGTCAATTTATTCCTGATATCATTTACATTGACTATCTAAACATTTGTTCTTCCGCACGTATGAAGATGGGTTCTTCTATTAATTCTTACACATACATTAAAGCAATTGCAGAAGAGTTGCGTGGGCTTGCAGTTGAACATAAAGTGCCTGTCGTATCAGCTACTCAAACAACAAGAAGTGGTTACACAAACTCAGACGTTGGACTTGAAGATACTTCAGAATCGTTTGGTTTGCCTGCAACAGCAGACTTGATGTTTGCTTTGATTTCAACCGAAGAACTTGCAGAGTTGAATCAGATTATGGTCAAGCAGTTAAAGAATCGATACAGCGACCCAACAACAAACAAGCGTTTTGTGATTGGTGTTGACAGAGCGAAAATGAAACTGTATGATGCAGAAGAGTCAGCGCAGACTAACATTTCCGATAGTGGGCAGATTGAAGAGGATAAACCTGCATTTGATAAGTCTAGTTTCGGCAAAAGAATGCAGAAAAACCGAGATTTTGGCAATCTAAAGGTTTAATTTCACATTGTGAAATATTCCTTTCCCTAAATATCCCTTGACGGGATGCCATAAAAGTGATAAAATATAATTTTATGAAAGACTAAAATGGATCTTAAAAATTTAAACGTTCCTTTAAACTACTTGAAAGAAAAACGTGATATGATTAAACTTGCAGAATGGTATAATTGGGTTGTGAAATCTTTTGGTGAAATTTGCGGCTGGATCGGATTGATTCTAATTCATGGTTCTACAGTACCAGCAACATACTTGGCAATTAAAGGCGAACCCACTATACTTCCACCATTAAGCATGGTCGTTCTAATTTGGAGCGGATTATTGCTATTCTTTGTTCGTTCTGCGATTATGAAAGATAAACTATACATGCTTTCAAATGGTATCGGATTTTTCTTGCAAAGCATTATGTTAGCATTCTTGGTGTTAAAATGAGAGTAAATTCAATCACAGAATATAATAATAAAATATACGAACAAATGCAAGTTCGACATATAGAACGTAGACAAGAAGATTTGCGATTAGAAGAACGTAGGATTAAACAAATGCGTGAAGTATCAGAGCAAGCACGTATTGAAATGAATCGTAGAATGAATCGTCCTGGACAGAATGTAGATAGAATGGCATAGTGTGTGAAAACAATATCATTGTTTGTTAATCATCCCGAATGTTCAACAGATTGTTGTGATGGGATGATTAAAGCACTATCGCCAAATTACAAAATTAATCTATTCAATACAGATAGTGATTTACTGACAGTTTTAAATAATACAGATATAATTGCATTTCCTGGAGGTATCGGAGATGCAGATTCTTATGATAAATTCTTTAGACGTAAACGTGCTAATATGATAGCAGATTTTGTTGAGTCTAAAGGATATTATCTCGGAATATGTATGGGTGCATATTGGGCTGGTAGTCACTATTTCGATATACTAGATGATATTGAACCTGTTCAGTATATTAAACAAAATACGGCAGACATTCGTAGGTCTTATTCTACAGTTGCCAATGTTACTTGGAATGGCAATCCTGAGACAATGTTCTTCTACGATGGATGTGCATTGACAGGCAATCTAGAACGTGCTAAAATAGTCTCTACTTATGCGAATGGTGACGCTATGGCAATCATTCAGAACCGTATAGGTGTGATTGGTTGTCATCCTGAGAGTCAAAAGTATTGGTATGAGAAACCTAGACAGTACATATCAAAACACTGGCACGAAGAACGAACGCATAAATTATTGTTGGATTTTGTTGATGAATTGACTGAAAATGCTAATATACACATATCAAAAATCGAAGAAGAAAAAAGTTCCCGCAAAGAAAATGGCGGAATATCAGAAGTGGCAAGATTCCTTACCGACAACTTCATTCTCTAAAGGCTTCAAAAAACCTGCCAAAACAGTAGAAGCATATCAGCCTCCGAAAGCATATGTACGTGAAACTGTACGTCATCCCAGTTTAGCGACAGTTGGCGACAGTTGCACTAAACCAATTCATGGCAAAGTTTACACTGGCGACAAGATGATCGGTATTGGTACGCTACACAAAAGCAATGCAGTTCCTATTTTCTCTAGCGATGATGCAAAGGACCAAGCGTCAATGCGAAGATAATTATAAATAGGTCTATTGCAACGACAGACCTATCATGCTTAAATTTAAAGAATACCTTATAGAGAAAAAAAACACTCACATGGAACATGCGGAAGACGATGTTCTAAATGGTGGTGTTGAAGGAACAAGAGACAGCATAAACGCACTCAGAGCGGTGCGTGACATGCTTGCTGGACATTCCAAAAGCAAAGTTGACATTTCAGTCAAGTGGGATGGTGCGCCAGCAGTCTTTGCAGGACAAGACCCAACAGACGGCAAATTCTTTGTTGCGAAGAAGGGTGTCTTCAATAAAAATCCCAAAGTATACAAAACTCCAGCAGATATCGATGCAGACACTTCTGGTGACTTAGCAGACAAACTCAAAGCGTGTTTGATGTGGTTGCCTAAGATTGGTATCAAAGGCGTCATTCAGGGCGACTTGCTATTCACACAATCCGATTTGAAGACAGAGACAATCGATGGTGAATCATATGTCACGTTTCATCCAAACACTTTAGTCTATGCAGTACCAACAGGAACAGAACTTGCTAAACAAATACAAAAAGCAAAGATTGGTATTGTCTGGCACACAATCTACGAAGGTGATTCTTTCGAAACAATGTCAGCAGTCTTTGGCAAAGACATTCTAAGCACACTTACTCAAAGTCCAAACGTTTGGATGACAAGTGCAGTCTATCACGATGTTTCAGGTAAAGCGACATTGACTCAAGTAGAAAATGACGAAGTGACATCGATTCTATCTGAAGCCGGAAAGATATTCCAAAAACTAGATGCCGCTACTCTAAACTATATCAATACAGACGAAGACTTGATTGAACGCATCAAGACATTCAACAATTCAAAAGTGCGTCAACAGTTGAAAATCACTAACGTCAAAGCGCACGTTAAAGAATTAATTACATACATTGAAGACTATTACGAGAAACAAGCCGAAGGCAAAGGTGAACGTGGTCGTGCTACTCAGATGCTAAAGAAGAGCAAAGTTCTCAAATTCTTCTCACCAAAAAACAAAACACATTTAGAAGATATTTTCACAATGATGAATCTATTAGCAGAAGCGAAGTTGATTCTAATTAAGAAGATGGATGAAGTTAAGACGTTGAATACTTTCTTGTTGACAAAGAAAGGTTACGAAGTAACTGGTGTTGAGGGTTATGTTGCTATTGATAAGATTAAAGGCAATGCAGTCAAGTTGGTTGACAGAATGCAATTCAGTTACGCAAACTTCTCACCTGATGTTATTAAAGGTTGGCAGAGGTAATAAGGTTTAATTTGAAACCGGACACCTTTATGTATACATCGGGTAAATATAAATACTGGTAGATATGCACTAAACAAAGGAAAATAATAAAATGGCACAAGAAGGATTTTTATATGAAGAGAATGCATATAAAGCGTTGAACAAATACAAAATTTCAACGGGTGGAACTGCCGGTGCATCACACGACAAACCAGATTTGACTATTCAAAATAAATCGAAGAAAACTACTGGTTGTGAACTTAAAAATTCACCGACTGCCGCTGGTTCTTTAGTTATGAAATACTACGATGGTAAGTGGCAATTCGGTGATATTGGAACTGATCCTGAAAAAGAATTCTTAGTTGAATTAGCAAAGAAATTCAACTTGCTAAGAGAGATGAACACTAGTGGAACTCATGGTAAAGACTGGCGTGGTAAGGTGCCTTCTTTGCAAAATGATGAAAGAGGTAAAAAAGTCATAGTTGGTGCTAAAGATAAGGCGGCCGCCTACAAATCAGATTTAGAAAAGTTTGGGGCGCAAAATGAAGTGCATGTGCCTATTCCAGCAAAAGCAATATGTGACTATTACATTGCAAAAAAATGTTCGTATATCAATGTGGGAACTCACGGATTCTTTACATTAGCAGGCAAAGACTTATTGGGTCTACAGCCAAAACTCAAAGCAAACAAGAATTCTCCGATTCCTGATTTTGCTACTAATGCATCTGCTGTTATTCGTGTTCGCTGTCAATATAAGGGTGGTGGAGACTATCAATTTGTTATGACGTTACAATTCGGTAAAGTATCAAAATCCCCATATAACATTGCACCCCTTAAAAAAGGCGCTAGTGCGGCAATCGATGAAGTAGCATTAAAGGCAGACCCCATAATTCTAGCATTCATGTAAATTATAAATAAAGTATAACTCAGTTAGGCTACGGCAAACCTGTACAGATAAGTCTACGGAAAACTCTAAGAATATGAAATCGTTTAAAGAATCAGTATTGCTTGATGAAGCAAAAGCAAAAGGCAAAGTAATTGTCGTGTACGGTGGTGGCTTTCAGCCATTTCATGCCGGACATTTGAGTAGTTACACTCAAGCCAAATCCAAATTTCACACACCAGACTTTTATGTTGCATCTAGCAACGACACAAAGGTCCGCCCAATCCCATTCAAAGATAAAGAATTCCTAGCACAACAAGCAGGAGTTACAGACGATTTCGTTCAGGTCGTTCAGCCGATTAATCCGGAAGAGATTATGAAGAAGTATGACGAAAAGAAAGACATTCTCATTCTTGTTCGTTCAGAACGTGACCCAATGAAGTACACAAAAAAAGATGGTTCACCAGCATATTATCAGCCATTTGTTAGCATTGACAAATGTGAATCATTTGAGACACACGCATATATTTTTGTAACTAAGAAACATGACTTTACAGTTAATGGTAAAGAAGCATTCTCTGGCAGTCAAGTTAGAAAAATGTATTCAGACGCAGACTCAGAAGAAAGAGATAAAATCATAAGCGATTTATATCCAAAAGCAAAAAATAAAGCTAAAGTGAAAAAACTTTTAGACAAATACATAGGTGGTGGCATGAACGAAGAATTAGAACAACAGGACGAAGCAGTACTTGGTTACGCACAACGTAGACATAGAGCGCAACAATTTAAAAGAATGGCTAAGAGATTGCTTAGATCAAGACAGTTGCAAGCAAAACGTGCGCCAGATAATAAACGTGTCCAGAGAGGGGCTAAAAAATTAGCATATAAATTCTTCAGACAGCGTTATGCTTCTGGTGGAAAAAGTTATGCGGATTTGAGTACTGGAGAAAAAATCTCTATCGATACACGATTACAAAAAATGTTACCTAGCATTAGAAAACTAGCGGCACGTTTAATTCCTCTTGCAAGAAAAAATGCATTGGATAGAAGAACGCAAGCAATGATGGCATCTAAGGTTAAAAAAGAAGACGTTAATCAAATGTTTGGAACATTTGTTGAAGCAGTTAAAACTCCAGAGGCTAGGAAAGAATCTTCTAGACTAGACCAATTAGTTCGTTTAGGTTTAGCTGATACAAAATCTCTATCTACCATAAAGCGTTCTGTTGATAAATTAAAAAGCGGAGATGTATTGTCTCCACAAGAACGTAGCGCAACGAATGATTTGCTAACAACATTACTTGATATGGTAACATCAAGTGACGCATTATTCAGAATGACAAAGACACAGTTGCAAAAAGAATCAAATCTAATGTGCAATTATACTCCAGAAGGTGTCATGTGTGAACAGCATGGAATGAATGATTGCATGTATGAAAGTGATGATGGCGATTACGAAGATGATGATTCCGCAGAGATGGACGGAATTTCAATGGCACAAATTCAATTATCTAACATTTGTGACGATGCTGAAGATTTAATCCAGCAGTTGGATGATATGGATGAAGAACCTGATGAATGGGTTCTATCTAAGATTACTAAGGCAGAAGATTACATTGCTACAGTTCGTGACTATCTAGAATTCGATGATAACTTTGAAGACGATGGTGAAGATGATGATGGAGAATATGGTAATGAAGTCGATGCGTATATAAATGATATGGAGCCGGCCGACTTTGGTGATGCATACGAAGAATTTAAACCAATCATTGAAGAGATTAAGAGTCTATACAATAAGTCTGAGAAGTCTGGCATTTCATATGACGTTCTAAAAGAAGTTTATCGCCGTGGTTTAGCATCAACTAAAAAAGGTACGATGACACAAGAACAATGGGCTTTTGCTAGAGTGAATTCATTCATTACACGTAGAGGTAGTTCTTGGTTAAATGAAGATAAAGATTTAGCAGAAAAAGTTACATTGAATAAAATGTTTGAAGCATTAGAATGGGGTACAGATGCAATGCGTAAATCATACGCAGCCGATACTCCAGGACAATCAACGGATATTCAAAATGCAGACCATTGCTGTGATGATTGCAAAGAAGTTGATGAAGGTTTGAAAGACCCAAAAGATAATCCTTGCTGGAAAGGATACAAACCAGTTGGCACAAAAGTTAAAAATGGTAAAACTGTTCCTAATTGTGTTCCCGTTGAAGAAGATATTGCAGAAGAAGTTGATTGGGTAAATATTTTATTTGAAGCAGATTATCAAGGTAAAACTGTCAAATTAAATGATCCATTCAGAACACCTGATGGTCCTAAAAAGTTTGGTGTCTACACTATGGGTCCAAATGGTAAAGTTGTTGTCGTTCGTTTTGGTGATCCTAATATGGAAATCAAACGTGACGATCCTGAAAGATTAAAAAGCTATCGTGCTAGACACGGTTGCGACAATCCTGGACCAAAGTGGAAAGCAAACTATTGGTCTTGCCAAATGTGGCGTTCAGACAAAAGCGTAAGCGATTTAGATTAAAGCGGAGATACACATGAAAAATATAGAAGAAGCAAAAGTTGGATCAGGTACAGCAGTCGCAAATAAAGACGCAGAAAAACGTGCCCAATTAACATTGAAGAGCATTAAATTGAGAATCAAGCAACAAAAAGAACGTGAAGCACTTGCATCACAGAAAAAAGCTGTTAGTACTGAAGAAACAGTTGTGGAATCATTCAGCCCATCTCAGATTGCCGCTTTGAAAGCAGAGTACTCTAAGATTAATACAATTGATCCAGATAGCGACACATACAAGAAGTTGATTGCTATGCTTGATAAATTAGATTTAAAATCTTTAAAATCTCTTGCTGATGCAAATGTAAAATTTGTATCTAAACTTGCACAGAATCGTGTTCTTAGAAAGAGCATGAAAAAAGAAGACGTTCAGCTTGATGAAATTTCAACGAAACTTTTAGCTAAAGCCGCACACGCCGCTTCCGATCCTGATGCAGATTATCATTATGGTAAGTCACACGATCCTCAAAAATTTGCAGATCGTGCTAAGAAAACCAAAGATGCAAAATCTGCGGCCGCAGTTCAAGGTGCCGCAGATGCTAAAGGCCACTATACAAGACCAGGACACACTCTTGGGTCCTATGATAAACTCGCACACAGAAGTCCAGCCCGTGTAACTAGCGCAGGAAAAGCAAACAAACAAGATGTTAACAAATTAAAAAAGAGTATAAGTCTAAAGGTTGAAGAAGGTGAATCTATTGATGAATTGTCTACAAACAAATTAGCAGACTACAAAAAGAAAGCCGGTGCAGATGCATCAGCCGCAGACAAAGCAGGCGATATCAAAAAAGGTAACAAACGTTTCTCTGGCATTATGAAAGCCACTAGAAAACAATTTGACAATGATTCAAAGCAAGGTATGTCAGAGGCTTCACAAAGAGTTGACTCACTTGTGACTGACGCATTAAAAGTGATGCAAGGTTCAGAATTAAAAGACGCTGTGCAAGCACTAAAGACTGTACTTGGAGATAGAGAATACAATGACCGCCGTGGGCATTACAATTTCTATGTTAAACAACTAGTTGACATGTATGGTAAGAAAACAAATGAAGAGTTGTCACCAAAGCAAAAAGAAATTGACAAGAACAAAAACGGAAAGATTGATGGTTTTGATTTAGCCGCAATTCGCAATAAAAAGAAACCACAAGGTGCAGACTTTGCCGCACAAAGACGTAAAGAAAGACTTGCATCTAATGGGCGTATGGATGAAGGAAAATCTGATTACGAAATCTATCACAAAGATTATTCTTCAGCAGTACAAACAGCTATCAAACAAGCAGAGAAGCGTGGCTTTGAAGTAGACATGGATGATTGGCACGATAAAGTTGCTACTGGTCCTAAGAAACCTTCTGCTGGTAAAACAAATTCATTCTCCGTCAAGTTGAAGAAAGACGGCAAAGAATCTAAGAAAACATTGCACCTTCAAGTGTACAACATGGACAATCACAAGTATGAGTTGAACATGTACATTGAAGAAGTTCAGTTGGACGAATTGAACAAAGATACATTGTACTCTTATGTGAAAAAATCCGAAAAGGATCAAGACATTCAATTGGATAAACTTTCTAGAGCCCTTGATAATAAAAAAAATATAGCCAAAGCAGTTGCGGCATTTAACAAAAATAGTCACAAATTTGCAAATAGGAGTGCTGGCCAAGAAAGAGCAGAAAAGCGTTTAGCCAAAGAAGCGGCATCACCTGCACAGCAAGCGGCTATCGCTATTGCTATGAAGAAGGCTGGTAAGAAGCCAAAAGATATGGAAGAAAGTGACGCATACGACAAAAACGTTAAGCCTAGCGACAAGCCACACGATAAAGATGCCGCAGCCCAACGAGCAAAGCTAGCCGCATTGGCTGCCAGAAAAAAAATGTCTGAAGGTTTGATGGACAGAATTAAAGCTATCAAACGTGGTGTCGAAGCTAAAGCTAAAGCAGACGATCATTTCGACAAAGCAGGTGATCCAAAGAATGCAAACGCAAGCAAAGACTTAAAGAAAGCAGTTCGCTATCACAATCTTTTAAACAAAGAAGAAGTTGTGCTTGAAGCTAAGAAAAAAACTTTCAAAGATGTTAAAAAGAAAATGAAAGAAGAAACCCCAAGCAATGCTTCAGTCAAAAGGGGTGAGGCATTAACTGGTAAAAAAGAACCAATTGAAATCAATCCAGAATTAAAAGAAGAAGTAAAATAAAATGAATAATGGATTGCCACAAATTTATTGTGACATGGATCAAGTTTTAGTCAACTTTGTTGGTGGTGCTAATAAAGCATTATCTGCCGCAGGACTAAAGCCTTTCCCACAAGAAGAAAAGAATGTTAAATGGGAAGCACTAAGTAATGTATCAAAATTTTGGGCTAACTTAGAGCCAATGCCTGATGCTATGATGTTGTGGAGATATATTAAGCCACATAATCCATATGTGCTATCGACACCATCTAAACGTATGGCAACATGCAAACCAGAAAAGATTGAGTGGGTTCGAAAGCATTTAGGTAATGTAGAACACATTTATCTTGTCCCAAGAGAGGATAAACAAAAATATGCAGTAAATAGCGATGGAACACCAAATCTATTGATTGATGACTATGAAAAAAACATCAAAGAATGGGTTTCCGCTGGAGGAATCGGAATACGACATATAAATAGTATGAACACTATTTCACAATTACGAAAACTAGGATATTAATAAAAGGAGAACACCATGGCACTATGGGGAAACAACGCCGCACTTGCATTGACGGGTACAGTAGCAACAACTAACGGTTCAGCTACAGTTACTGGAACTAGCACAGTATTCACAACAGAAACAAAAGTTGGTGATGTTATTAAAGTTAACAGCACTTTCGCAAAAATTATCGGAATCACTAGCAATACTGCATTGACGATTAGTCCAGCTTGGTCTATCGCCAATACATCAGGTGTTAGTGCTACGTTAAAGCAATCACCAAAACATCTTGCCGCTGGTTCTGATACTACAGTTCAAAGCGTCAACTTAATTTATGGTGTTGACGTAAACGAAGCAACAGCTAACAATGAAATTCCTGGATGGGTTTACACAAACATCTATACTGATACGCATGGAAACATTCGTAGAAAGTCTGAAGTCTTGGCTTCATTTGCTACTATGTCTACTGCAACAGACGATGAAGACGTAGCATATCCAGATTACAGACTTGTTATTGGTACACAACCAACAAGCAAATCAGTTACTTCTGGTACGGCTAACACATTTACTATTGTTGTAACATCTGTACCAACTGGTGCTACGATTAACTATCGTTGGCAACGTGCTGCCAATGCGAATGCCGCATTTGCAGATTTGACGAACACTGGCACATGGACAAATACAACAGCGGCAACCGTAAACTTTGCAAACTCAACCCTTGCAGTAAGCGGTTCTATCTATCGTGTTCAAATGTCTGTTACAGGCGGTACTGGTGCAAACACAGTATCTGCAAACGCAACATTGACAGTTGTTTAATACATGGGGACTTAGGTCCCCATTTTGGTCCGAGTCCCGGAAGTAGCATTCCCATTAAATTGGGTTTACATTAAGGAAAAGAAATGGCAGATAAAAAAGTAACGCAGTTAACAGCATTGACTGCACCATCAAAAGACGATTTATTATTAATCATTGATGACCCATTAGGTTCGCCAGTAAGTAAAAAAGTTACTGTTGGTGATTTCTTTGGCACAACCTCACAAGTAACATCAAACACAATCAATCTTGCTTCAGTAGGCGCAACATCGTTTACCGCAAACAGTTTTACGGTAACGTCAAACACTCAATCCACTTTAACTAAAGGTGTTTCGATTAATAGTTCTCTTGCTGACTCTGATACTGTAATTGCATCTGACAATCAAGCAAATATGTTTTATGTTGATGCCTCGGCAGATAAAATTGGTATTGTAACAAACGCACCAACAGAAGCACTTGATATTAATTCTGACGCAGTTCGTTTACGCACAACAAGAACACCAGCGAGTTCAAATAATACTGCTGTTGGTTGGGGCGTAGGTACAATTGCT